ACGATTGTAGTATATATAATGTTTAGCTCATCTCCGTACGTACATATAATTGCCTTAGTTATATTGATTATTGGAGTCGTTTATGTGTTACAATACAACGCATATAGCATACGTCTTTTTGGAGATGATTATACTGCTAAGGTATCTATTTCCTCGGGAGGTAAACCCATTCAAGAAACTGGAAATAAGTGGTGGGATTCGTTAAAACCTACAACAACTCCCAGTTTCGATATTAGTAAATGGACGTTCATGACGACCGATCAGTAGCTGATTTTCAAAAATTTACATTTTCAGGACACTTGCGATCAGCTGTTCTGAAAGTGATAGACGAAAACATCAAACTAGGAAATGCAGACTATACTTGCTACTGGTCTCTCGAAATGCTTTGCTCGGGCCTAGTTCATTCTTTATGGACCCAATTTTTTGAAAGCGCCGCTAGACATATTCATCGAGGCGCTCCCAACGTGTTTTTGTACTTAGTTCAAAAATACGAAGTCTTCTCAACATACGAACAGCAATATTCAATCTTCCAAATGACATCTATTCGAAACAATCCAGACGTTCGAGAACTGATATGCGAAGTTGGAGCAACTCTTGCGTTATGTCGTAAACAAAAACCACTTTCATTTCCAAAGATTAAACCCGAACACGACTTTCAACAACTAACAATACAAGAGACACTAAAAGCTCCTTCATCAGCGTACGGCAGAGAAATATCGTTAGGAGAAGACCCTATTGAACTATATATACCTGTAAACGAACTTGTATATTGTTTGCGTCCCGAAACTCGCGATGTTATGCGAGCACTATACTGGACTGCATGGATTCTCAAATATGCTTCAGTCAAGAAAAAGGAAAAGCAAGAGGTCGTGTGTGCTTATCGCGGAAACCAGTTTATAGAAGACAAGTTTGGGAGACACCCTGTATGGATTGTATGGGAGGCAGTTTTGAATGCAACGCGCAAATCTTCACAATCAGGTTTGTTGTCACCATATGTTGACTCCCTGTATAAGATGTATTGTCTGCGTTGGAATCCTGGAATTATGAAATCAAGAAATTTGTTTCTGCTATCAGCAATCACATTCGTATGCGAAAGCAACACGCTAGACATTCACACCAAGGTTCCTGCAGATATTCACACAATTCATAAAGTTACGTCTAATATTCCTCAGTGGATAATGGCTATTATTCAAACAAAAAAGACGTTTGGATAATATAAAATGGCACTTATCTCTCGAAAGGCCCAAGCCTCTATTATCGCTGGTCTTCTTTTCTTCGTAATAAGTTCTCCGCTAACATACCGCCTGGTCGATTCATTAGTTGGAGGATTTGTCGTAACTATAATCCCATCATTCGCGCACTTATTCAAGATCGCGCAGGGTGGATGCCCCACGACATATGGACTATTTATCCATGCGTTTGTATTCAGTGTTGTCACTTATATCCTCATGCACACGGGATAAAACGGATTAAAGCAGTCAATAATGTAGAATGTAAGAAGACAGGATGAGAACACTCATATTTGACACTGAGACAACAGGTCTTCCGCTTTATTCACGGACTCCCGCGAAATTCATGCGAGACAACTGGCCCCATATTGTATCGTTATCGTGGATGGTTCTAGAGAACGATGTTATTATTGAAACTCGCTCGTATATTGTAAAACCTAAAAATTGGGTAATTCCGGACGAGTCAATTGCTATTCACGGAATCACAAACGAGATTGCAGAGAAAGAGGGGTTCGATTTGGACTTTGTGATTGATAATTTCATGTACGAACGCTACGATCTATTGTTGGCGCATAATTTGGAATTTGATGAGAACGTGATTGTAAACGCGATATACTGGGACCTGAATCGTAAAAATTTTGCAGAGTTTCCTCATCCTAAACGTTGTACTATGCGACTATCGAAGGATATTTGTAAGCTACCAAGCACATACAACGGGTATAAACCGCCAAGATTGAGTGAGTTGTATAAATACGTATTTGGAGTAAATCCAGCTATGGATAAACTGCATGGATCGTTATACGATGTTCAAATTCTAGTGAAGATTATTCAAAACTCACCAGAATTACGGGAGAAATTGGGTTTAATGAGACGCACCGTATTAAATAATAATGAACGTAAGGAGAACTCAAGCATTCTCAGGATCTAAGCCAATACAAACAATACTAATTACAAGAATATGGGCGAATAATGGATGGTGTTATATTCCAGAACTAAAAATACGTCAGAGATTTTTCATTAACGTAAATGATCTGCTTCGACTAGAGAGCGAGACCTATACCGGAGTTACACCGTTTCCGGAACACTCTGAACTTTTAACGTATTTTCTTTATTCAGAAAATCCTCTTTCTTGGGGTGAACAAGGGGTATGGGGGTACGAAGCTTTTGAACAGACAGATGCCAACCACCACACGTGCATCCAACTGACTGATCTACCTCCTCAACAGCATTCTCCATCGCGTATTTATTGATAATATAGAAACCTTTTTCCAAGTAAATGATTGTACTAGATGTTATCTATATCGCAATTGCGACCATCGGTGTCATGCTCACTTTACAGGTACTTACATTCGTAGTGGTTCGAGTCCTGTACCCTCCCGAGCCCAAGGTTATCTACCGCGATGTACCCGTTCCACAGGTAACCCAGTTTCTAGCACCTGCCCCTCCACCACCACCAGCGCCAGTTTTCACACAACCAGAAAAGGTAGAACAAGTCGACCTACCTGAATATGACATTCGCAAGTCAGCTAGCGGCTCGCTACGACTGGACGCCGGCTTACCGGATGGTCTACAAGAAACCCGCCCCCCAGGGACGTAAATTGTTCTCGGTGCCACAAACTACGGGACAAAGCGGGTGGATCGTGTTGAGTCACCAAACTTGTATGTGGATGACGCAAAGAGAGTGTATTCAAATTCCATGCAGTGTAGATGAGCGTATCTGTGGAGATACAATTTTTCGTTGTGAAAAAATCCGAAATGATTTCATTGTTTCAGATATTTTCATTTATAACTCAAATTGCGTGTTTTATTGTTCTACATTCGAACAAAGATACGTATGGTTGAAAGATCTGCTTAAATTTTTTGGAAATATCAAGGGATTCCCTAGGTTCATTCATAAATCTCAGCTGGAAAGTCATCATAAAGTTCGCGGTCAGGAATCATATACAGACGAAATTGGGACGAACGGATACTATGCAGAGCAAACAGGAGAGCTTGTAAAAATCAAAAAGCATTCGCTCCCTGATTGTTATATTATTAATGATTCGTATTTGCGTGTTCCTGATCTTAAAACGTCCCAGTATCTAAAGACTCTCGGTGATGAATTTGAAATGCGTTGTTTACGAAATGACGACGGAAGCTGGTCTATTCAAAGCTAAGCACGAGAACCAGGTCGGTCGTATACTCTGTGATATTATAATTTCTAAATCGCTTGAAGTCGTCCTCCACGATGTGCGAACGAATGACAAACTTCATATTGTCGGGCAACTGCAACCGGTCAGCCAGCCTGATGAGGAAATTCTTGGACTTCCACAGCCGAAACCGACTCAGACCATCGACAAACGACTCGGGGAATGACTCACAAGCCCTTTCCCCGTATGACGTCCCAGTGTCGTAACTCGTGAAGAAACCACCAATCCTCGAGAAATCAAACGACCGAATTGTCGCGATTTCTACCTGAGAGATCTTTGCGTCGGTGATGCGAGCCTTCAGCATGTCAAATACGAACGTCTTGTTGATTCGCATCCAATCCTCTAGGTTGGCCAGTTCACTATCAATCATGTCGCCATACTCATTCAGGAAGTTCTCCTCACGCGCCGACTTCTGAATAGACTTAAGCTCGTCCATGTCGTAAGAAGTGAAGAGAGCCATTCTGTTGTAGTAACACCTACAACCCTGAAGATCTTAAATCCGTTTTCCTGTTTTCCGTGTCTTCTTCTTTTGCTTGCGAGTCTTTCGTTTCCGAGAACGCCCAGTCAAGAATGACTTGACATGCTTCATAGGTCCAAGCGGTCCAGCCGTCTGTCCAGTCGATTCGCGCCATTTATTCATAACTTCTTTCATACCCTCCGGGTCGTAATCCAGCTTTAAATCGCGAGGATGGAAATATTCATGATCATCCTCCCATTCTTCCACAAATTCAGGATCAAACGTCACCGATATTAGATTATTCATTATAAATCTATCGATACGACCGGTTACCTTATCACCATTACGTCGCGTTACTTTAACCCGCAACCCAACAGCTTCTGGCCTGTTAAATATTCCCTCCATGCTTACATACTATCAATTACTTTTTTGTATGTTAAATTGTAAATGGTTCACAAAACTTCTAAGGCCGGGCGCCGTCGCACACGCAAAATGAAGGGCGGTTATTATTCTTTCAGTGGTGCAGTTGGAACTGGTGCGCCAAACTGGACGCGTGCGTCTGAGATGCCAACTCCCGATTACGTATCAAAAGGAGGCCGTCGCCGTCGTTCACGCAAGGGTGGTAACATCCCCAAACCACCCGGTCCACCGGTGAAGCCAAACAACGCGAAACCTTCAACTGACGAACCGCGAACGTCATACGCCCCAATGCAAGTTCGCCGACGTGGAGCCCGTCGTCGCACCCGTAAGTTGAAGGGTGGCAGCCGATTCGGAGTGACTTCTGCATCTTATCAGGGAACTGGTTCACGCGGAGTTGCAGACTTCGTTGCCGTCAACACGAAGGGCCCATACGTGAACGGAGGGTCCTCACAGGGCGCTTTCAATGATTACGGCGCTAAACCCGGCAGTTCTTTTTAAAACACGCATTATGTAGTCGTTGCATCCCATCGGCATACACAAATACATGATACTCCGGATCATTCGTCGAAATAACAGGGCCTCCTGTGTTATTCACAATACGCTTCCATTCAAGGAGTTTGCTGGCAAGTTCCCGATAGCGAAGCCATTCTTTAAAGGACATCGCCGCTTTCGCAAAGCTCATCAGAGAAAATATGTCGTATGACCCATACCATATAAATGATATGATTGTGACCAAAGGACCTACAATCATATCAATCCAAGGCATAATACCTTCAAATTTTCGTTTCAGATCAAAGTATTCATGCGTATCTTTGAAAAAATCACTGGAATTCTCTACTAGATACTTAAAGTCCATTTACTATTCCATCGGCTTCAATTTTATTATATTCTAACGTCGTTGTGAGATAGTTATAACTTTCTACATTTTCTATTCTCAGTGCAGTTCCAATCCTATCTGGAGTCAAAAAAGCATCGTCTCTGAAGACATTTCGTATCTGGTCGGTAACATCAACAGTGGTGCCGTCGTCCATACGAGCCTCGACCAGTAGCCAGTTTGAAGTTCGTATCTGAATTGGTCTCGAGACTTCTTCCCATAACACTCTATGAACACTGCGGAAGCACCGGAACACATTGACATACGCCCAATATAGCCACCTCATTTATTATTAAGCAGTGGTAGATACAGGTAAATCATCCGCAAGAACCGTCCTCGGTATAGAGGATTTATCGTCAACACCTGCAGGTGACATACTAAAATGCTCAGCCACGCGCGTATCAACATTTAATCCCATTGAAATTGCAGTTGCAAGAGCAGTTACAATGAAGGGAGTTGCAACAATAGCCCACGACACTACTCCAAGATCAACCGAGCATAATGTATCAAGGACGAACACTACTCCAATACCCATCGCGGCCTTAATCGCTGCAGTTACAAATAACCCAAATGAAACATCGAGTCCGACTGATAACGTAACAAACACTAGGTACAATAGTGCAGGTGGGCAAAGACGATCAATAAAACGCATCTTCACGTTATTTACATTCAAATCAACAATAAAAAATGGAGAAGGATCTCATGCTTATTATGTCTATAACCGGTTGCTTGGAGGATGAGGCTAAAAAGGCTTACTTTCATAAGAATGGCGACGTTCTTCTGGCAATCGACTTTATCATGTTTGGAAACAATCCACCTCCAGCTCCTAAGAAACGCAAACGCGAAGATATTAATGAGCACGAGCAGCACTTAAATTCCATGCGATCTAAGATGGAAGCGATGGATTCAGAGATTGAAAATCGTCAAAGCACTACTTCAAATCCACTCGATTGTGAGGAAGAAGGCGAGAAGCCAGACCCCCACGAAGAAATGGCTCAACAAAATAATTGTTTTCAGGAATGTCAGATACCCTCGATGGAAGAAGCGGCTCGAAAACAGGGAACTGTGTATCAGCAACACCCTGGATACTCTTACGATTCGCGGTAGAATGCCCGAATAACACCTTGCTCTGATTATCAATTTCACTGATAGTGCCTCCTGCTAGAAAGGGTGTAGTAGCATATGGGCGCGGGAAGACCTGATTGGGACCCTTTACGCGTGTAGTTCCCGAATCACCCCACAATAAACTGGATTGAGTATCTACTGCACATCCGTCTTCAGGCTGATTTCCCATGTTACCTTTAGGAATGAGCCCAATATAGCTTGCAGTCGCGTCAAAAATAGATGCCCCACCGCATCCAGTCTGTGGAAGAGTACTAGGCACGCTTGTCTGTGATGGATTTCCAATTCGGGTACTGGCATAAAAATATGACATCTTATTACTTTAAGAGAAAAACGAATTACCTGTTAGATCTGCTAAATATAGCAATGATATGGCTCAATACTTACAGCCTTGTGATTGGATAGAACACGATGTCGAGTTCAAATACGTCGTCGATGTGTTCGGAAGAACTAATGAAGGAGACGTCGCTAGATTGAGGCTAACTGGATTCCAACCATACCTATATCTTAGGGCGAAACCTGGAGACACTTCTGCATCAATTCAACAGATGTTATCATCGGGCTCTGGCAAGAATCTGCGTGGTCTAGTAATCACTCAACAACTCAAGCTCGATGCTATGCGCGGATTTCAGGGCCTCGAACCTACAAAAGTGTGGAAGATTTCGTGTCCTGCATTGTGGATGTTCAAAACAATCGTAAAAACTTTAAGAAATACACGCGGAATCGATCACGAAGATATCTATGAGGCCAACCTTCCACCATTGCTTCGTCTGTTTCATCACCAAGATATCCAACCGGCATCTCCATTAGAGTTCGAAGCAGACGAATCCGATGTCGACGACCTGAACGTCGATAAATGTTTTACAACTGATTACCAATGTGTTAAGCCATTTAATAACATTGTGATTCCGCTATACGTAGGATCCTATGATCTTGAAGTTTACTCTGAATCCGGCCAGTTTCCTGTATCGTCCAATCCCAGCGACGAGATCATGCAAATCGGCGTCAGTTTTCGATGGAGTGATATTCTACTTCAATCAGAAGCGCGTTATGTATTCGTATCAGGCGAATGTTCGCCATCACAGGACCCGTCTGTAACATTTGTATCATGTAAGAACGAAAAAGACCTCCTAGTCAAGTTTCATCAATGTATTGAGAATGAAAATCCAGACATCCTAGCTGGTTACAACACATTCGGATTTGATGATTCGTATATTGCAGAACGTTGCGAACGACTAGGCCTTGAGCTTCGGTTTGGCCGGATGCAATCTAATCAATGGGGAAGTCGTCAGGAATGCGTGAAGACCGAGAAGAAGACATTTGAACTCGCAAGTGGAAAGTTCGCTGTCCGGTACATTGATATGCCCGGAAGACTAGGCATTGATTTGTATCTGAGTATGCGTCGCGAACAGAACCTCGATAGCTACAAACTTGATAACATTGCAAGTGTGTTCCTGCGAGATAAGGTCATGAAGGTTGAAAATATCCCAAAAGGTATCCGAATTCACACGAAGTCTACGCGCGGACTATTTGTTGGAAATCTAGTTCGCCTAGACATTGTTACAAATACAAATAACCCGTATAAAGACGGACACAAATTTCAAGTAACTAAAGTTGAATCAAAATACTTTGATATTCAAGGAGACATAGATCTAACTATTGACGAAATTAAGAAACTTGAATGGTCGTTCGCCAAAGATGACGTTCACGTTAAAGAGATGTTTGCATCTCACCGCGGAAGTCCCGAACAACGCGCCCATATTGCAAAGTATTGTATCCAAGATTGCGACCTGGTCCTGACACTCATGGCAAAGCTGGATACACTAGTCAACGCAAGAGGTATGGCCGACGTGTGTCGTGTCCCGATTCAGTATATCTTTCTGCGAGGACAAGGTATCAAGATCTACTCTGCAGTCGTATACAACGCTTCGAAGCGTAATCAAATCATCATGACGCAAGATGGGCTAGAAAGTGATGCAGGTTACGAAGGCGCGATTGTACTGCCACCTAAGATCGGCATTTATCTGGACCAGCCCATTCCGGTTTTGGACTTCAACTCGCTATACCCATCTAACATGATTGCATACAACTTATCGCCTGATACTCTTGCTTATGTCAAGAATTACGATATGAATGGTAGACTGAAGAACCCCGACGACGTGAAGAAGTTTGAGGGATTTAAAATTGATGAAGTTAGTTACGATATCAAAAACGATGAAGGTGAAGCGATTGGCAGACAAGTATGTGGATTCGTTCAGCCATCTGAGAATTCACAAACACTAGGCCTGCTTCCACTCACTCTGGATATCCTGCTCAAGAAGCGAAAGGAGACACGCAAGAAGATCGAAACAACCGAAGATGACGCCCAAAAGTCAGTACTAAACGGACTCCAGCTTGCATATAAAGTTGTAGCTAACTCAGTGTATGGCCAGTGTGGTTCAAAAACAAGTCCAATTCGTAGGATGGAAGTCGCTGCGTCCACAACTGCAGTCGGAAGGCAGAAGATTTATGACGCTAAGAAGATCGTAGAAGAGCAATTTGGCGCACAAGTTATCTATGGAGATACGGATTCTATCTTCGTGAAGTTTCCAACTAAAGATCTACAAACATCAATGGATATGGCCCGAAAGGCTGCAGAGATGATAACTGCTTCTGGTCGTAAAGCGCATAAAATTGAATATGAAAAAACATTCTACCCATTCGTCCTGTTTTGTCGCAAGCGGTATGTTGGTATGATGTACGAGGATGACACCGTCAAGTGTAAGCGCAAATCTATGGGTATTGCAGTAAAACGCAGAGACAATGCGCCGATCGTGAAGGATATATTCGGAGGTGCACTAGATATTCTGATGGAACAGCGCGATATTCGTAAGGCTCAGCAGTTTGTCCAAGATATGCTGGTTAAGGTTATTAAGAATGAAATGCCGTTAGAAAAATACATTGTTACGAAGCAGTTGCGTGACGATTACAAGAACCCGGACCAAATCGCCCATGCTGTTCTGGCAGATAGGATGAAAGCAAGAGATGAAGGAAGTGCTCCTCAAGTCGGTGACCGATTGGCCTATATTTATGTTGCAGAACGCAAAGACAATAAGAAGCAGGGCGATAAAATTGAGCAGATTGACTACGTCAAGGAGAAGGGGTTGAAACCTGATACGGAATTCTACATTACGAATCAGATTCAAAATCCACTATCTCAGATGTTTGCGTTGGCACTCGAACAACTGGATGGCTATGTCAAGAAACGCGACTACGACAAGGAGCTCGTAGAGATGATTGATGGTGGTATGGACGAAGAAGACGCGACTTTAAAGATTCTGAAATTAAAGGAAAAAGAGTTGGACAAGTTGATGTTTATGGGTGCTAATTATTTGAATAAGCATAAGCGCGGGCCTATGGATTTGTTTGTGAAACGCGGTTAACCGTATGCAATGACTCCCTTGCTGGTCTCAATACCTCCAATCAACCAACCAAAGCTATCCTTCTCAAGAGGGTTTACGGCATATCCGTTAGATTCTAGTTCTCTGATATTTTTCCAATCACATCTGCCTTCTGGGGTAATAAGTAGCAGTTCAGCTAGGCTACTCGCGTGGTATACATTTGGATGGTTTTCAGACAATACGTCGAACTCAGATCCAGAAATATCTGCATCGTCCTCAATTTTCTTGAGAAGTTCGAGTAGTTCGTCCATGTTGTATGCTTTTACCATATCAGAGAAATAGAATCCGTTTTAAAGGTAGATGTATTTATTACTGTAATGGAAGAATATGTTAATTCAGTAGAAGGCTTGATTGAAGGCAGGAACATTTTTTTTACAAGAACGTTTAATCAGTTTCGACCAGTAGAGCGAGTATCAGCATACAGTCAGTTCATGTTAAACGAGCGAATGTATCTTGAGGTTATGTTTCGGATTCTAAATCAAGAGATAAGACTAAGTCAAGCTACGTCACAGGTTGTACTTAATATTCCTTCGAGTTTTTTGGATTCAGTTGCTGTAACTGCTTCTACACAGCAGATTGCAAGTGCACTTCAGTCTTTAGAGGGTCCACATGGAAACTGCGCAATCTGCCAGGAATCAATTGCATCAAACGGATCTCGAATTAGGCACTGCGGACACACATATCATGGGGATTGTATCAATAGTTGGCTTACGATGAGTGTTCGCTGTCCTGTATGTCGTCACGACATTCGGGAGCAAGCGGGTCCTTCAGTCCAAACATCTTCTGGTGCCGAATAAACGTCTCTTCTGTGCTTAATCCGGTAGGAGGCAGAGTGTATTTTGGTAGTGTATCCGACACGCCATATTGTAGTCTATGAATCATACGACGAACGTCAAACTGACATTCCTTTACAATTGAAGTAATGTCGGTATTTGGAAACATAGATTGAATGTCCTGTTGTCTAGGCGGAAAACATCGTACAATTGTAATATGCTCTTTGTTGCGTTTAAAAATAATAGGCACATCATTACCGGTGCATAAAATTGGGATCTTACGATTTTCGTCTTTAATCCAGGCCATGATCTTAGATTGGGCATGTGGATCACTTCCATCCAGTTCGTCAAGCAACAGACATGTCGTTCGCATATCAGTAGTCAAAAATGAGTGAATTTGAATTGGAGATGCGCATGCGTCTTTTAGTTTTTCCACGTCTGAATAACTACGAATACTGCGAGATGCATTGATTTCAAGAGGTTCAAAACCAAACGTTCTGGCTGCACAAAGAGCCAGCGTTGTTTTGCCGATTCCAGGTGATCCAGTCAAAAAGATAGCACCAAAAAAGGGTTTTTTTGTTAGGTATTTTTCTAGTATTGTTTTTGGTTCCTCATGTCCTAGAACGTCGTTTAATATTTCTGGTCTATGTATTTCTGTGTTCATTGTTATTTCTATACTCTTTCACGAAAATGTATCATCATTCAACGGATCCCAATCCACGTTGTTCGGAAAGCGCACGAATTTTTTATTGATAATGTCGTAGCAGAACTCCGTCTGAAGAAATCCCGAAGGATACGGCTTGTAGACGAAATACTGCATATTATCGGTATCTTTATGCGTCTGCATCAGAACGTGTTCTGGCTTGAACGGCATCGAGTAAGTTTGCTCGATAAACAGCTTGAGCTTGGATTGATCCATGTTGAGTGACTGAGATCTACTCCTTGTTGAACTTAAATCCGTTTTCCTCGATAAACTCAATGAACATATCGCGTTCGAACTCATCGTCGAAATTAGTCATAGTTACTCGAATACGCTCACCGTCTACGCCCTGTGCATACATTACGATTCCTCCGCCCATGTGAAGACGAGTCACCGGTCGAGCGCGGATACTCTCAATAGAAACCACTCGCTTAGGATACATATTTGGTCCAACTAGCACAAATTCGTCGTCATCATCGATGATGTAGAAGCTACTGCCATCCATGAATCGAAACACCGGAATCTCGTCCGAATCTAACTCCTCGAACTCATCCTGTGAGTCATATACCATTGAATCGTTCAGTTCGTCGATTTTAGATGACAACTCAACCACCTTCGAGTATAGAGTATACTCTGGAGGAGGATTAGAATCATCGCTCATAATGAGATATGCAATCGTCGTGACGCATAGCGAACTTACAAAGAGGACGAAGTAAAACGTCAGATCGTCCATGCGATTGATGTGGGCTAGGTCGAGTTCCATTCTGATTGTGATGACACCAATTGGTCTGGCCGGGTAAAATCCGTTTTAGGAATTCCTTCTAATAACAAAGGAAAGGATGGATATTGCTCGGCATGTCTTTTCCACATATTTCAAGGACACAACAAATCCATTAGTTCGTCACCATCTGGATTCGTTCTCAGATTTATTGACGACTAAGATACCCAACTTTATCAAGGGTTCAAATCCTCAAAGACTTGTTGCCGATGATAATCGCACTATTGACGTATACATCGGTGGAAAGAACGGCGACAAAATTTCATACAAACCGCCCACCGAAGAAAGTGATGACATTGCAACCCGAGTGCTACCACATACGTGTCGTCTTGAAAATAAGACATACTCGCTAGAAATTCGAGTAGACATTGACATTGAATATATCGTGTCGGGTAAAGTTACGACCAAATCGTTTGAGAATATTCTGCTTGGAAAGATCCCACTCATGTTAAAAAGCGGATTGTGTGCCTTGACCTCTATGACGCCCGAAGAACTAAAAGAATCCGGAGAGTGTTCTTTTGAGCTGGGAGGATACTTCATCGTTAATGGTGCCGAGAAAGTTCTTCTTACGCAGGAAAGACTCGGTGATAATATTCCGTACGCCACTAAACGAATTCAGCAAGCAAGCGAAGATGCAACTCGTGGACTTAGTGAGAAAGAGGCGGCGGCAAAGATTGAAGACGCCACAAAATCTGAAAAATATGAATATGTAGCCGGGATACGTTCCATTTCTGAAGACGGAACTACTGGCCCGTATTCTCATTTTCTAGTAATTCCCCCCGAGAACGCCAAGGATCTCGATCCTAAAGAATTGAAAAAAATAAACGATTACGGAACACTATCCACTAAACGCTTAGCAACCATAACACTACCCGGATTCACCCAACCGGTTCCCTTGTTTAGCGTTTTCGCTGCATTAGGACTCGGCAATGATGCAGATATCTACGATACGATACTGGCAGGCGTGCCACCGAGTGAAAAACCACAGTACGATCAACTATTCACTGAACTTGTGCTGTCCCACGACACATACATGAGGCAAGAACTTGCAAAAGAACAAGACGACACACAAGACGCCGATCTGCTATTTCTTCGTCGACAGACACGAACTCGAAGCAATGGTGCCGTGTTTGTGAATATTTATACCAGCATGCTTCCACATTGTGAAAAGCGCCAAGGAGAATCAACAGGGTCCTTGTATCGTCGCAAGGCATACGTGCTTGGAAACATGCTTCGTATGGCTATGGACGTAGTTATAGGAAAAACTGGAAAGAGTGATCGCGACCATTTCCGCTTTAAACGTCTAGATTCATCTGGAGACTTATGTTTTCAGTTGTTTCGTAAGGTGTACAAGGAAGTTGGAAAGGAAATGTTGACGAAGATTGATTCGCGAATCCACTTTGAACAGCAGTCGTATTCGGGGGAAAAGATAGCAAATGTAGTTCAGCCAGAAAATATAACTTATTACTGGGGTGCTCGAACATTTTTAAACGAATTTGAGAAGTCATTCAAGGGTAAATGGGGCGGTAAGGACGGAATTTCACAAGAACTGTCGCGTCTTGCATACTTAGGAACTGTGGCTCATCTTCGTCGAGTAAATTTGCAGATGGACAAAGGCACTAAGGTTGTCGAACCGCGCCGTATTCATGCGTCTACATGGGGTATCATGTGCCCTGCAGACAACCCTGATGGAGGTAACATCGGAATGATTAAATCTATGACCCTATTTTGTGCAGTGTCAACTGCATCTCGTTCTGAGGATATTCTAAAATTGCTAGTATCTCGCAAAGAGTTCACGCCTATTCATCTAATTCATCCTTCAACGTGGAAGACACACTGGACGAAGGTATACTTAAATTCAGATTTAATCGGAGTTCTAGAATCAAACTCGGAAAATATACACTCGTACATGCTAAAGACTCGTCGTGAAGGTAAAATACACAAGTATGTATCTCTTTGCTGGAATCGATTGAACAATGAGTATATCATATTCACTGATGCAGGCAGACCTTCTCGTCCAGTGTACCGGGAACGAACTAAGCCAGACGATATCAAGACTGCAAAGAGCTGGGATGAAATATCGGATAACATTGACTACATTGACGCTCAAGAAACCGAAAGTCTGCGCATTTCTATGGAGCCCTTTTCCATTAAATATCCCTCAGAGATACACGGAAGCGTAATATTCTCTGCTTCAGCGTCAGTAATTCCAAATCCGGATTTTAATCAGGCCCCTCGTAACTTCTTCAGTTGTCAGCAGACGAAACAGGCATGCTCCTGGTTTTCGACTGCATTTTCAAAAAGATTCGATACAATCGCGACACTTTTGAACTATGCACAGCGTCCGTTATCTCAGCCTTGGATGTATAACCACATTCTAGGCAGTAACGGATGTTTGCCTTATGGAGAAAACGCGATAGTTGCACTGGCGATTTATGGAGGATACAACCAAGAGGATTCAATTTTATTAAACGATTCTGCATTGCGACGAGGTATGTTCCATACGACGTACTATCACTCATACGACATTCTAGAAGAGATGATAGACCCGGCTACGCGAACCCACACTGAATTTGCGAATCTAGTGACAGATCCGAAGTATCGTGAATCAGTCGAACGCAAGAAGGAGAACAACTATGAACTTCTCGATAATGATGGAATTATTCGCAAAGGAGTTCACATAGACGACGATACAGTGTTAGTTAGTATTGTTTCACCAAAAACAGATGTAACAGGTCATGTAAAGGGCTACAATGACGTATCGTACACACCCAAACGCGGTCAGCATGGAATAATTGATGATGTGTACCGCTACATAACTCCTGAAGGATTGCGTGGAGTTAAGATTCGAGTTGCAGAGCACCGAATCCCAGTTCTAGGCGATAAGTATTCGGCACGACACGGCCAGAAGGGAACTGTTGGCTTCCGAATTCCAGAAGAAGATATGCCATTCACAAAGACCGGCCTTCGACCAGATATGATCGTAAATCCCCACGCCTTTCCCTCACGCATGACAATAGGTCAGTTTGTTGAGTCAATGGCAACTAAACTGGGCGTTCATATGGGTACTTTAATTGATTCTACGCCATTTACTACACAGAATCGCGTAATTGAGTTGAGAAAATTACTCGATAAGGCCGGATATCACCCGTACGGCCACGAGATTCTATACAACGGACACACTGGCGAAATGATGCCAGTTGAGATATTCATGGGTCCTACGTATTATTTGCGTCTAAAACACATGGTAGAAGACAAGATCAATTATACGACACGAGGTCCTCGCAAGTTACTAACTCACCAGCCCGTTGAAGGTCGATCTAGTGAAGGTGGGCTACGAATCGGTGAGATGGAGCGCGACGCGTTAATATCACACGGTGCTAGCAAGTTTCTACACGAAAGTTTAATGGATCGTAGTGATGCCGCCGAAGTTTCGTTTGATGTAGAAAATGGAGTTCTTGATGCAAGACCTGATATAAAAACAACTCTAAATGTTCCCTATTCTCTTAATGTATTTACCAAGGAACTAGAATCAATGCATATCGCGATGAAATATGTTCCCTCTAACTCAATGTAAACAGATATAAAGACTGATTTAGACTGCCTAGGATTTCATCACGAATATTCAGTAAATCGGTGTCATCTGCACGTAGTTTACGAGGAAGCACCTGCGATAAGTACACTCTCTGACGCTCGACAAACGCTCGAGCACCAGATTCTGAAAAATTTGATATCTTAATAGGAGTAGACACTTTGGGGCGACCATACTTTCCCATGTAAGTCTCCACGAACGTATCAATATTAGTATCTAATGAAGCAACCAGCTCATCTGTCGCCTTGTGGCGAGAAAACATACGGGTCTGCCAGTGATATAGTTTGATCTGGTCGCGAATCGTCATCATTGCAGTGACAATACTGCCGTCAATCGCTCCTCCACGGCGAATAGTCTTGTGCATACGACGACGTCTGCCACCAACAGTTCTAGCTATAATTTCATCGCGAATAAACAGGTTCTGCAAGGCAACTTCAGCATCAGTTTCCATTTCTATTATAATGTGTATTTGATTTATTTGCGACGCAATGTTTTACGATGTCTGCTTGCGCCCTGAACGTTGCCTACCGACCAGCGAATTCGAGAAACAAATACGTAGCTATTTGCTAAATGTGTATTGATGTCTTCTAGTGTCTTGCACATTCGGAATAGGTGCTGAATGATTAAATTTGAGGATGTAATATACATTGGCTTAGTAACATCCAACTTCAGAGGGGAGAAGTAGTGAGTAGTCCTACTATCTATATTACTGGCTACAAATTCGACATTCGGCGGAAGTTCGACAGAACCACCAAGCTTGACATCGCGCCCCTTGTATAGATTTGCAAGAATCTCGGGAATAGTGGCTGTCAATGCTAGATCTACAGGTCCAGATCCATCGACCTGAAGCTGTCGAGCAGCGGAATCGTTCTCGTAAGCAACGGAATTGTAATTACCATACTTATCGTCAAAAGAAACGACTTCAAACAAAGATTCCTCTGTGTCAAGATTTTTGGCACACTTTAGGTACTCCAAATATGGATCAAATGCAGAAACCATCTCCTTACGGGGAAAGAATATGAATTCGTAAAAGATTCCACCGAGTCGAGCGCAATCGACCAAATTTTCAACTTGTTCGGTGTATCCTTCGGGGGTTCGGTCAGAAGCTGCTCCCTGATCGCCGGCACGTTCCTCACCGGTCAAACAGGCAGGATGCTCGATAAATGACTTTGCCTTGGATGCATCTAGTGGATCTATTTTCGTATAGTTGTCTGTCAACCAAAGGTACTCAATCGGCAACTGGATGACATTGCCTTTTAGCGAATACTGTTGCGTCGTAAGGATCTGTGAGATCACGCGATCCTCTGCCTTGCCCTTATTTGCCGGAGAGTTCATTGCGGCCGCCCACTGATCTAAAAGCTGGCGGGACAGATCAGTGTTTCCAAAAAACATAGTGCCCCCCGATGTTTCAAAAATATAGGGATCAAAACATACGTCTGTCTTGTATGTAGATTTCGTACGTGGATCAACATTCCAGCCACGTGCCATATAATCTACATTCTTGATGTCAAAAATGGAAGGGTACTTGTTTATAAACATGTCTCCATCAATGTATAACACTCCCTTTCCCTCGCACGCATCAAGCGCTTTTCGAATGAAAGCAGGCTTTGCATTAATACCATTCTGATAGTCTTCGCGTCCAATGGGGTATTCTGTTACTAAATAATTGCAATTAGCCTTTATACACGTCTCCTTCCAGGTTTCAATCATCTGGTTGAATGTGACAGGTTGCTTGAATTCTCCGGCTGCCTTGAGTCGTTCTACAGCCTGGTTATATCTGCGATTCAACTGATCTTTAGTATTCTGCTTTGCAAAGTAAGGTGTTAAATAAGCCTTCTGATCAGCGGCAGCTCGTTTCAAGTCTAATTTCTCCCCTTCAGTTAACGCTTGACCCCGAGCACGCTTTTCCTTACGAATTCTATGAAGTCTTCCGATGCGACTGTAAATATCTTCATACTCCGGATCTTCTTCTGCAAGTTCTTCCTCCATCTCCTCGCGAATCGGCTCAACAATTTCCTCGGGGCATGGACGCTGTAGATTCTTGTTTAAGTTACCAGTTCCCCACCAGTATGTTATGACGACGAAGTTGCTATCCGGATTAACTGTTAATACTGGAGTCAAGGGTGTATCTGCTACAAGTTGTAACACCGTTTCAACAGAGCCTCCTTTCATATTACATTGAATTCAATAAAAAGTTTCAAGACTAAACTAATAGAATTTTAACAAAGACTGAATCAACTAGACAAATATGTATACGCGAGATTTCCATAAATCAATTGAAAATGATGAGTATCCTCAAGCACAACGTCTTGTCGAATACATCGGAATATTTATGAATCCTAAATGTTTTTTAGATTTCGGTTGTTCGACTGGACTATACCTACGTGAATTTAAGATTAATCTGCCTGCTGTTAAATCAATCGGATATGAGTTTTCCAAAGATGCTGTTGACATGGCACTATGCAAAGATATTGTACAATTTGATTTAACAGTTCCACTAGAAACCGAGAAAGTACCAGATACACTCGGGCTGTGTCTAGAAGTACTCGAACATATTGATGATTCCAATTGGAAGCCTGTACTCGAAAATATAACAAGTCATTGTGATAAACTTATTTTTTCGGCGGCTGTTCCCGGCCAGGGCGGTACCGGACATATAAACTGTCGAAATAAGATTGACTGGATATACCGATTTTATAAGCTCGGGTGGATTGTGGACTTAGATGCTACAAAACACATGCTCGATCATATGAAAAATGGCTATCATATGGGATGGTTTGCTTGGAATGCAATGGTTCTAGTTCCAGCTGAAAAGCACAAAGTTTAGACCAAAACGAATTTTCCTGCCAGGAGCATATAGAATGTACGACAATATGGCAGAACATCTATACGTAATCAAGCGCAATGGCGATCGTGTTCCCGTCTCATTCGACCAGATTCTTCAGCGTATTCGTATGCTGAATGACGGAATCGAACATGTAAATCCCGATCTAGTAGCCCAAAAAGTGTGTAATCAGCTCCAAGATGGAATGAGTACTAGCCAACTGGACGAGTTTGCTGCAGAGACGTGTGCTATGATGCAGGCCCGGTTTCATCCCAACTACGGAACACTTGCAGCGCGTATCCTCATCAACAACCACCACAAAAATACCCCAAATACGCTTCTAGAGTGTATTGAACAGCTATATCATGGACCCGTTCAGCTTATTTCAGATGAATATCACGATAAAGTGTGCAATCACGCCGCTAAATACCAAGAAATGATCGATTATTCTCGCGACAACATGTTCGACTACTTCGGGTTCAAGACCCTTGAGAAGGGCTATCTGCTAAAACAGAATGGAAAGCTGGTAGAACGCCCCCAGCATATGTGGATGCGTGTGGCTATCCAGCTTCACGGCGCAGATATGTACGCTGTAAAAGAGACCTATGATGCTCTGTCCAAAGGATACTTCATCCACGCAACTCCTACGCTCTTCAACTCAGGCGGACTAAAGCCACAACTCTCATCGTGCTTTCTTCTCACAATGAATGACGATTCGATCAAGGGTATCTACAAGACGCTAGGAGATTGCGCTCAAATCTCAAAGTGGGCCGGTGGTATCGGACTATCAATTCACAACATTCGGGCGCGTGAATCCAAGATTCACGGAACAAATGGCGAGTCAACTGGCATCGTTCCCATGCTGAAAGTGTTCAATGACACTGCAAAGTATGTGAATCAGGGCGGTAAGCGTAATGGGTCATTTGCGATCTACCTAGAGCCTTGGCACGCTGATATCGAGGAATTTCTCAGATTGAAGCTGAATCAGGGTGCAGAAGAAGACCGAGCGCGAGATTTGTTCTATGGATTGTGGATTCCTGACCTGTTCATGAAGCGTATGGAGGCAAAGCAAGATTGGACGCTAATGTGTCCCGCTGAATGCCCTGGACTTGCCGACTGTCACAGCGAAGAGTTTGAGAAGCTATACGAGTCATATGAGAAGGCAGGAAAGGGCCGTAAGACGATCCCAGCCCAAAAGTTGTGGCAGATGATTCTTGACGCACAAATTCAAACGGGAACACCATATGTGTGCTACAAGGATGCTGCCAACTCAAAATCAAACCAGCAGAATCTTGGGACTATCAAGAGCTCAAACCTTTGTACCGAAATCATGGAGTTCACGTCGCCTGACGAAACTGCAGTGTGTAATTTGGGATCACTTGCGCTTCCTAAGTTTGTAGAAACTGAATATATTACACATGTAGATGGCATCACAATTCCAACTCCTACTTTCAACTTTGAGAAGCTTCGTGAATATACGTGGATTCTAACACGCAACTTGAATATTGTTATTGACAAGAACTACTATCCTACTCCCGAATGTCACAACTCAAACATGCGTCACCGACCTATCGGTATCGGGATTCAGGGACTTGCAGATGTGTTTGCGCTTATGCGTCTTCCTTGGACTTCTGAAGCAGCCGCCAAACTAAATCGAGAAATCTTCGAGAATATTTATTACGCCGCGATGTCAACGTCTATTTCCGGAACATTGGAAGGATTTAATCATGGGACATTTGAGACAGCTGGAGAATATCCATCTTATAAAGGTTCTCCTCTATCGCAAGGTAAAATGCAATTTGACTTGTGGAACGAGAAGCCGAAGTATACCCCTTATCTCGACTGGGATAATCTACGGAATAAATTGAGCTTATATGGAGCGCGTAATTCCCTGCTTATCGCCCCAATGCCTACCGCTTCAACGTCGCAGATTCTAGGCAATAATGAGTGTTTTGAGCCGTTTACTTCTAATTTATATGCTCGTCGCGTTCTAGCCGGCGATTTCATGGTAATCAATAAGTATTTGGTAGAAGACCTGAGTAAGCTTGGCCTCTGGACTACTGATGTTCGGACGCAGATTATCGCGGACAACGGGTCCGTTCAGAATATCACAGAGATCCCGGCTCATATTCGCGATCTATACAAGACTGCATGGGAAATCCCGCAGAAGACACTGATTAATATGGCGCGCGATCGCGCTCCGTTCATTTGCCAGTCGCAGTCTCTGAATTTGTTCCTAGCCGAGCCCACATATGCAAAGATATCTAGTATGCATGTGTATGCCTGGAAGCAAGGACTTAAGACGGGATGTTACTATCTGCGTACAAAAGCCGTCTCAAGTGCACAAAAATTCACAATCGAGGTTAAGGCCCCTCCGGATTGTTTGACGTGCTCTTCTTAAATTTTCTCTGAATCAAAGTATAAAACAAATGTCCTCCGTCGAAGCTTATTCTGGTTCCCTCAATGGCTCTGCCGGTAACTCTGCCCCTGTGTCTGGTGGTCGTCGTCGTCGCGCCCGCCGCGCCACCAAGAAGGCGCTCAAGCTCGCGAAGCGTCTAAAGAAGATCGGCGGTGATGTGAAGGAGGCCGTCGAGGAGGTCAAGGATGCGGTTGTGCCTATGGCTGAGGGTGGACGCCGTCGTCGCCGGGGCACCCGCACGACTCGTCGCAAGTCTCGCCGCTCGCTGTTTGGCCTGAAGTATTAAGCGGTTCCGCAAGCGCTAGTCCAACTTCAGACACCAACGCAAACAATTTTTCATTAAACCCGTAGTGACACCCATTCGGTTCCTTAACATCCGGCGACTTTCGAGACGACGAATTTTTCGGATGAACTAAACTTACAATAACTTCCTGTGGGGACAACTCACGGCACATTTGCTCGCGACCGCGAATAAATGCGTCTCCTTCTGCAATATTCACATCATCGCTGAACTTATTATCATCCCAAAACTTTCGCGTAAAAATCAGCGTTGCTTCAGATACACGCTCAGACATATTCAATGTGATTGGCGGAACATTCATGAATGAATTGTACTTGACGATATCGTAGCAAGGAATCGTCGTACAGAAGGCGCATTCCTTCGCTGGATCCTTCATCATCATAGCTACACGATGTAACACTGAGTTCTCCGGGTAAACGTCATCATCATCCATCATAACAAACACATCATACATTGCCTTCGATATTGCAAAGTTACGCTTCTGTCCGATTGTCATGCCGGAAGGACACTTTAGATACGTTACATTAGGAATTCCAAACAACGTATCTTCAATTGGGTCATCGCCATCGTCTGCAATAATCCACTCAATTTTATCCTGAGGGTAGGTCTGAAGCAGGTAACAGTACTTTGCTAGAGGCATAAACTCTCGACGATTCTTGGTTATTGTAATTATCGAAATATCCGGCAAATTGCTTTCACTAGGGAATACAGATTTTAGTTCGTAAGTCAGAATATCCTTGAATGAAGCAATTCGATCCTTCATATTTGCAATCCATTCCTTGTGACGTGTTTCATACAAAGCACGAACCATATCACATTTTTCCCGCTTCTGCTTAAAGCTAGTTGAAACATAAGTCTTCAAGCACCGAACGATTGAATCTGACGTGACATCTACAAGAGTTCCAAAACAATCGGGCTGGTCCATAGTTTCCAGCACATCGCCGAACAAAGCGTCTCCAGATGTCAAATCCTCTTTAAAGGGACGAATCGGCGATAGAATTAGATTCATGCCGACTGACATACACTCATTTATGGCGTGTCCGAACCCTTCTACTGCAGAGGTCGAAATACACAACCCACAATCTTTTAGGAGTTCATCGTATTCAGTCTCCTTCATAACACGATCAATTAAGACGACTTTATCAGTGATAGTCGGCGGAACATTAATCTGAATATACTTGGGATTGTAAACAATATGTAGAGTTGGTAGATTTGCATATAGTTCTTCGCTCTCCTGGGCGATTTTGAGGTACGCCTGGAAAATAGGACGAGGATTGCGGTAAATATTTTTACCAACAGGGACAAATGCCTTCGTGAAATTGACACGTTCTGCAAATACCTTATCGATTGAAGTCCAGCCAATATACTTGCATGGAACATTCAGAGACTTTAACTTATCTTCTGCTTCACGAGTCTTCACCCAAATTTCGTCGACCATAGTAAAATAAGGCTCCCATGTCTTCTGCGTCCATTCTAGGTTAGGAATCCAAATGTTCTTTCGAGCGTAAGAGAGCAACGAAGGATTGATAGTTTCAAGAAATATATTCACTTCAGCCTCTTCGCAATGAGGAAACATATGTGGAACTCCGCGAATCTGAACGTCTTTTTCAAATACTGCAGTCAGGATGCCACGCATCAGGGCTACATCCTGAGACAGCCCAGTATTACTTCCAAAACTGGATATAAGATTAACACGCATTTATATTCATAGTCTACTTTGGTAGTAAACGTTTTGTCGCGCGAACACGCAACTTCTGCTTTAATGTTTTTGCCTTGGAATGACTCGATTTAATCAATAACTTCCAGGACTCTACGGACGGATTCACGCATGCAGAGGCAAATAAGCACTCTCTATCGCGCCACCACTGTGTTTTGTGGCCGCACCATCTCCAAAATTCACCAGGATTTACAATAACTTTTGGATTCTCAAAGTTAGTTGATGCAAATAACTTATCACAAGCAATCTTCATTTCCTTGCTCCCGAACCCGTAGTATTCGTCAAATATATTCTGCTTGAACTTTTTATCCACAATTTCAAATTTAGTTCCATTCCAGCCTACAAACTCAACAGGTCGGACATTGTCCCATGAAAAATCAAGAACGAACAAATGTCCTTTGAGTTTTCCGAAAATACGTCCCTGAAATTCACACACATCCATTAAACATAATCAAAAAAAGGTCTCAATCCTTTAAACGCAATTAGAAAAACGATTTGAGTTCGCCAGGTTCGCTTCCGTAGTGCTTCACATTGACAGGATTGGCGATTGCAGGCGCAAACTCTTCTAGATCCTTGAGGTAGAACTGATGAAAATCGACCTCAGAATACACCTTTGCAGAAGCATAACCGATGACTCGCTTGTTTAGTTCATCGAGCTCCTGAGCGACTTTAAAAGGATCATTGCGAGCGAACATAAGGTAATACGATCGCATGATGATACGGACCTCGTCATCGCCTTGCTTTCCGACATTGTACTTGCCTCCGCTCATCAGATTGACCTGGCGCTGAATTTCAGAGTGAATATGAGCGATGTTTCCCTGGCTAAAAAACACTGTATTTAAAGGTGTTTTAGAATGCTGGTGACCGATTAAATCCTGGCGAGCATCATCTGCAAATACAACTGGTCCGTCTTGACGATACATGCTGTGAGGGCGCGCTGCAAACATGATAGAGGGAGGCGCATTAATATTAGGCACACGTCCTCCATGTTCGCCCGGAGGATACTGCTGTGATGTGGAAGTTAAATTGTAGTGATTCTGTACGTTGGGTTCAGGTATGCGCTCTAGAACAGACTTATCCATATTATACTTGTCAATGAAAAGTTTATAGTTGACGCAACTTATCGTAAAGACCTGAGTTCAGTACTTCTTCTACCTCTAGAATCATAGACCATTCAACTCCAGGCATCAATAATGGACGTCCGAGGCGGTCATATAAGTAAATTTCCAAGTATCGTATGTTGACAGGCTGTATGAAATCGTACTTCTTTTTAATTGAATTATTATACACAACATCATAAATCATTTCTCCTTTTGCGACGTTGATTGGAAGCTTTTGAAATACTCCGTAGTAAGAATCCGCCCCATCTTGCTGATAAATGTTTTCCCAGTTTTGAATAGCAAGTTGAATATACGAGTCAGCATTCATGTCAACCTTGTTTTCAGAAATAAGACTTCCGTATGTCGAACAAGGTGAAACTTGAGCGCAACTAAAATTACAGGGTGCAGGAACAGATGCGCTTGCAGGGGCAATCTGGTATATATATTTGAAGAATCCTAACATTGCGCCTAAAGTTGGGAAATATGAAGGACTTATTCCCTCAACTTCTGGAGTTAAGTTTATAGTATATGTATCTGTTGAAGAACCATTAACAATATTACAGAAGCCATCACTATAAGTAAATTGTAAGTCAGGAAAAATATTCTTATAAGCATTGTTCAGAGCGGTGAATATACTCGTATTGCTGTAGTAAAATCCAGTTTGTCCTTCTGTTACATCTTCAATTGGAATTATTGTAGACAAGGGATTCATGTTAACACTTGTAATATCCACTGCTACACGTGTATATCCTGCAAGGTTGTTTGCTGGATTTACGCCAACTGACAATGTTGCTACGTTAGGCGAATAAGTTATAGCACTAAGGTTCGATTCTATAGTTACACTTGATATTGTAGATTCAATGACTTCATACGTTCCTATATAATTTGGTGTAAGTACAGATGTAGTGTTAATAGTGATAAAATCACCAGCAATTAGAGGTTTTATATTTACCCCAAGTCTAACAACTCTCCGCGCTGGATTTCTTGGATCTAGATCTATTCTTGTAACTGGCAGATCAAATGGGTCACCATACTCTCCTTTTTTAGTGTAAATATAATAGTTTTTTCGTATATCAACTAAATTAAAGAACTTATTTGGAACCTGTAAAGAAGACAGTTTTGCGGACATAATATTTTTGTATTGCGAATCCAGATTGAATATGAAATGAGAGGATGACGAAGTAGTATTTCCAACAAACGATAGCTGGCTATATAAGTCTGGATCTCCAATCAAGAAGGAGGGAGTTGGAGCAATACCTCCAACTGCATAGGAACGGAAAAGCGTATCAATGCTAAAAATGTGTGTTTTTACATCTTGTGATCGGCGAACACTGGAGACACCTTTGTCTTCATATTCCTTTGATTTTGTAACAAGATTCTCTGTCCCGCGGTCACCTCCAAATCTTTGAAATTCCTCTGGATTTGTCAGATCGGTCCCGACATTATTTGTTGCGTTGTATTCTGGCATGTCAGACTCTTCGACATTTTCAAAGTTAGACTGCTGGTATACGAGCATATCCTTCGCGTTTTCTTCATATTGTTGCGCCAGTAACTGTTGATATGTTAGAGGTTGTTGGTCCATTGTAATAACAATTTAAAAATATGAAAGTAGTTTAACAATATACGATGCTGTCCGCGAGCCAATTTACGTCGGCTCGATTAAATGTAGCATGCCCGGGTCCCGAGGGACCTGTTGGGGCAACGGGTAGATCTGGTAATACTGGGCCAACAGGTAGAACTGGAAGTACAGGAGCATCTGGACCTAGTGGTCCACAAGGTATCCAAGGCTTCACCGGCGCACAGGGCCCATCAGGACCTAGTGGTACACAGGGGCCATCTGGCCCTGCAGGTTCTACTGGACCACAGGGTTCGACAGGACCGCAGGGCGAAGGACTCACTATTAAAGCTAGAATTACACTAGCCACAACTTCAACCGATCCATCTGTAGATACTGCAATGATAAATGCCGCATTAAACAGCCAAGTTCCGAGTTATTCTCCCGCCAATGTCAATGATAGAGATAACATATACATTACATTCACAGATCTTACTTTTGTATATTATCGTATAGCTAGTGTATGGATTAAGGTAGGACAAATTACGGCGCAAAGTATAGAAGGAACAACCGGCCCTCAGGGCGCAACAGGGCCTGAAGGAGCAACGTTTATGACATTAACTAAGGTCGGTGCAGGCAGCAATGCAACCTTAACAAGTCCTACATCTATTTCATCAAATGGAACAGGTAGTACAACATTTGTTTCATCACAAAGTGTCAATACAAATAATTCAGGTATTATTTTAGAATTCACTCCCAGCAGTTCATTTTATCAATCAGCATCACATGAAATATTATTTGGCTTTCAACTGGTTGGAGTCAGTCCGACAACTGAGACTAATTCCTATAGCATATACATTGTTGGGAGCGCGAACGATAACCAGCGGATAGCTCAGTTTCGGGTTAATGGTGGTGTTGTAGGGGGTAATAGAGCTCTAGCTGGGCTATCATTGCCTATAAGGTGGTCGATTACAACAACACGTACAAGGGTTATATTTAGTTATGTCACAAACGATGGAACTACTGTAACAGACGATACCACCATTATAACATATGGTACATACCGAATGACAGCCATAGTTAATGGAGGTTCTGCATATACATTAGATAACCTTCGATTCTACGGCATAGTATACGGCTCTCCGGGCGCACAGGGTGTAACTGGTCCAAGTGGAGCACAAGGACCTACAGGACCTAGTGGACCCGAAGGCGCAACGTTTATGACATTAACTAAGATCGATGCAGGCACCAATGCAACCTTGACAAGTCCTACATCTATTTCATCAAGTGGAACAGGTGTGACAACATTTGTTTCATCTCAAACTGTGACTACAAACAATTCAGGTATTGTTCTAGAATTCACTACTCCTAGCGATCCAGCATTTTATACAAGCGGCATAATATACGCTATGGGGATTCAATTAGCTTCAGTTCCTGCAAATAGTGATGCGAGCAGTTATTTTATAGACTTCAATTACAACGGCAGCACCCCTCAGATTCTTTTTAGAATCAACGAGAGTTCGTACGGTGGTATTTACGAGATTAATTCATCATTAATACCTCTGAGATGTACGATTAGAACAACTCCTACAAGGGTCATATTTAGTTATGTGACAAACACTGGAACTACTGTAACAAATGATTTTTCTATAACTCACGGTACATATCGTATGAAATCATATCTTACTGGAGGTGTCGGAGTATCATACACTTTGAATAACATTCGATTCTATGGTGTAACACATGGTCCTCAGGGTCTACAGGGTTTACAAGGTTCTACAGGCCCACAAGGAGCAACATTCATGACGTTTACAAAAGATGGTGGAACATCTGCAGTATTAACTAATCCGACAACAATATCGAATGTTGTAGGTCAATCGGGAATAACTAATTTTTATTCAGATCAGACTATAGATGTTACACAATTTGGTATTAATATGCAGTTTTCATTAAGTTCAGGATTTTATGCTAATCCGAACTTATATAAAGAATTTTCTATGACATTAGAGAACATTACTGATGGTACCAGCAGTTATACAATAGTTGTAGCGACTTCCTCAAACAATCAAACCCTTATCTTTAGGAGAAATGGTAACAATATCATTTTTGTAGTGAGTCTAACTCCCCTAGCTTCAGCTCCTCTAGATTCAAACGTCTTATACAGCATTAAAACAACCGCTATATCGGCAATAATCAATGCAACAAATACATCAACTTTGACTACTAGAACAGAGACCGTCTCGCTAACACCGGGTACTTATCGTTTAAAAATAAATATAAATAATAATGCTGCTGCATCCTTATGGACGGCAAACAATATTAGGTTCTACGGCACTCCACTTGGCCCAGGATTTATGTTCGCAATTCAAAATATTTAGAGGAGGGGAGCACTGGGGGTATAGCTTATAACCGGATAGTATCTAGTAACACCACTTGTAACCTGTCTAACAAACCAAGTGCATATATTTGGTGTTATACCATCCATTTGTATAATCTTGAGATCGTCACTGATATAACGATCTCCTGTATGTGCATTAAACATCATAAGCGACGTGGTAGGATTACCTTTTACTATCAGAAAATATGGTGTTTCACTAGGAGTATCTTGTGGCAGACGATATTGTGTGTTAGATCCACTAGTAGTAGTAACCCTTATGGTATGTGAATCAAGATTTCCAATAGAAATGGGACCATTACCTGTAGAACTGTCAGTTGATACTCCCCAGTATGCTCCAAAAAACCATCCAGCAATATACCATGTTGTCCCATCGCTAATAAATACAATTCCATTACTTTTACGACTCTCATTAGCAATTATACAAGGTCCACCGCTGTTATAACCAGGATTATTATCAATAGATCGATTATCAGAAATATCTTCGTCATAATGGCTAAATATCAATCCGTTATTAGTAAGTCTATTCACACTACCAGCATATATGACAGTACATATTGCCGTATTACCATTTAATGCTGGCAACATACATAAGTTATTGCTGTTTTGTCGATTTGAAGATCCGTTTGTATTAAAAATATTAATAGTATTAGTGCTTGCTGTTCCAACTTTAGAGGACGAAATTGGTGAACTCGTAGTTCCAGCTGGTAAATAACTTTGAGCCGGGCTGGGATAGTAATTTGCAATATACCATTTAACTCCGTCGTTGAATAGTGTTGCACAAGCATAATTATCCTTCAGAAGTATACCTGATTCGTTATAATCTGCAAATACTGAATCGTCATAGGTGTATATATACACATTTCTGTTTCTGATTCCCTTTATTTTGTAAAAATATAATTTGCCAGATGATTCTGCTGTAATAGGCGGAAGTTTTATTAGTTTTGATATACCAGGGGTAGCATCTATAAAATTAAAGTCACTTATTGAATTTACAAACGTCATATTTCCAGAATAAAGATTCAACTGATTACTAGTAGTGCCTGTTGTACCTCGTACAAATACGGCAAGACTATTAATTCTGCCTGAAAATGTCCGAGTAAATGATGTGCCTACATCTGACTGAGTATAGGTGGGATTTCCACTAGACACATTTTCAACATCGAATCCTGTAGTAATTCCACTCGGATTTGCTACATTCACCCAACACTTTACAAAACCTAGAGTTGGATAAGTGTCCCTGAACGGACTACTAGGAGACAAACTATTATTAGTTTGCTGATTTATTGTAACAATCTGAATTGTCTGACTATTGCTGGCTGGGTCATATGTTCCTAGAATAAATCGTTCAAACCGAGTTCTTAATGTCAGGTTGGAGAAATTATTACTTAGAGCTACCACAGCATCACTTGAGAGTCGTGCCATTGTTATACATTTAAAAAGAAATATACATAATCGTATCGTATAAATAACAGAATGCCTGGAGGATTATTACAATTGGTTGGGCGAGGTGCACAAGACCAGCTCGTCACTGGCAATCCCTCATTTACTCACTTTCGATCAGTCTACAAACGCCACACTGACTTCGCCATGGAGCAATTTCGTCTCTATTTTAAGACCAGTATTCTGTCCTTCCCTACTTCCGGGACCCTAACTCTGCGCACAAAAGTCGAACGTTTCGCCCAACTTGTCAACGATTGTTACTTAAGCATCACACTCCCCGACATTTATTCCCCAGTTGCGCCGATAGACAATTCTCACTATAACGCACCGCCAGGATACAACCCGTCAACGAAGGCAGTTCCCTACGAATTTCAATGGGTCCGTAATATCGGTTATAATATGATTCACCACGTATCACTGCTTATAAACGGCCAAGAGATCGTCCGTCACACTGGAGAATGGATGAAGATATACGCCAATCTTCAGTTTGATCCCAACAAGCGCGCCATAATTGACAAGATGGTTGGAAATCTGCCCGAACTGTACGATCCCGCGAACGCCAATGATAGAACTTACCAATATCCCTCTTCAATAACAAGCACGACCAAGAAGGCACAAGCATCGATCCCAGGTCGCGTTCTTCAAATTCCTCTACACTTTTGGTTCTGCGAATCAGTTGGAAAGGCACTTCCACTCGTTGCACTCCAGACGTCCGATGTTGAAATTATCGTAGAACTCCGCAATGTGTACGAGCTTTTCACAGTCAACGACGTTCGCGGATCATCTTTGACATACGGTAAGCGTATTGCACCCGATACTGCAAGTCCTGAATTCAATATGTCCCGTTTTCTCAGTCCACCGACTTTAAATGCACTATCCAACGCAATTCCGGACTTAAGAAGCTGGAATCTCAACCCGTACATCGAAGCGAACTACATATTCGTGTCTGACGAGGAAATGGGACACTTGGCACGAACAGACCATTCATTCATCATCAAGCAAGTCGACGTAAAAGAGGCCGGAAAGCAATATGGCCCTTCAAATGATTTGGAACTAGTCATGCGTAATTTGTGTACTCGTATAGTTTGGGTGTTTCAGCGCGATGATTTGAATAACGACTATGATAATTATACGAACTGGACGAATCCGTATATTCCTCCGTTAATCAAGATTACAGATCACGTAGAAGAGCTTAACAATACTCTTGGTTCTACGTTCCTATATAGCAGTGGTGAATTACTACCTGAAAATGTATCGAGACGCGAAATTCTGTTAGAAAGTAGTGTAATTCTGGATACACAGGAGCGATTTGCAACAAAGCAGACTGAATTCTTTAATGAAATCCAGCCGTACAGATTCACACATGGCGCACCCATTCCGGGCATCTATACGTATTCCTTTCAAATGGACACAAGCGAGCAACCGTCCGGGTCACTGAACGGGTCCATGTTTAACAAGACACTTCTTCGCAATACATTGATTACACCACCTTACACTACCTCGGTTGAGAATGGAACAGGCATAATTCAGACGTGCGTATTGAAGTCAACCGTTAATCTTCCAAACCCTACCGTTGTCAATCCAAATGCAGTGGATCGATTTGGAAAATTAATATACAGCCCGGATCAGCTGGTAACAATTATTCAAAAAGCAGCAAACACGACCGTATACAAATACACCTATAATGTTCGAGCATATACTGAGTCATATAATTTCATTCGCATACTGGGTGGTATTGGTAACGTTGTATTTTCATCGTAATAATAAACAATGGCAGGAGAAACGTTTAGTTGGGCTATATGGTCCACCGGAGCAAATGCAGTATTTACATTCATCTACGTGTTCTCTATCTCGATCGCATACGTTTTTGGTGGGTACGTTTTGAACCCACTCGTCATGGCTGCACTTGCCTTTGTCATCCCGTATTTTTCCTTCACAACACTTCCAATAATATTGATAATATTCACTGCAATGTCAAGACGGTTTTTAGTAACGTAGTTAAAAAAGGCTCTTTTCTTTTGTTTTTTAATTTTTAGTTGTTTCTATTGAGTTTACGCGGGCATCTTCATCTCTGCAAACTTACCCATTCCGAGAAAGCCGACGAACTGGTCGCCCTCGTCCTCGTCGGCAATGTAGACGCGCTTGGAGATGTCGCCGACGACATACTTTACGCCCTTGAACGTCACCTCGGTCATGTCCTCGTCCTCCACCTCCTCAGGCTCCTTGGGAGCCGGAGCCGTCTTGTTGACGAAATCGCGCATGTGATCCGCCAGGTTCTTGCTCTCGAAGTCGTCCTTGGCCAGCTCGTTAACGTACTTTGAGAACTGCTGGCCCTTCTCCTTGGAGAAGTCCTGGCCCGAGTCCTCGAAGATCTTGGTCAGTTGCTTGGTGAGGGCCGGAGACATGCGCTTGATGCGCTTGTCCTCCTCGGGCTTCGGCTCCTCCTTGGGCTTCGGCTCCTTCTTAGGCGCCTCGGGCTCCTTCTTGGGCTTCGCCTCCTTCTTGGGCGTACTCGCCTTCTTGGCCTCACGCTCCTTCTTCTCCTCCAGCTTCTTGGCCTGCTCCGCGAGCTTCTCCTCCAGCTTCTCGAGCTTTGCGTTTGCATTCTCGAGGAGCTTGCCCTTCTTGGCGGGGATCTTCGACTTCAACTCGTCGATATCCGCCTGGGTCTTGTTCATTGCGTTCTCCGCACGCTGAACAGTTGAGATGCTCGTCGTCGAACCAGCCTCGTTCTTGTGCTCGTTGTAGTAGGCCAGCGCCTCCGCCGCGTCAAACTCATACTTGCTCGAAAGAACGGAGATGATCTTGGCAGCCATGTTGATTGTGTCTACCAATGCCTTCCTTAAAAACCTTAAATCCGTTTTCCCGATTTCTCGTCAGGACTATCCGTTTTTTTGACATTCGTTAAACCCAAATGAGCGACACCGAATTTGCGAAGTCTCATCTTCGCGATCACCTTACAAGTTTACTTGTTCCATCTATTTCAGACGGACTGTGGAGCATTTACGATTCATCAAAAGAACTGTGCGAACGCAACCAGCAGGTCGACCAGACAATTCGCACTTTCCAGAATATGCTCGCGAAGATCCCAGAGTGGTCCGAGAATACACTCGATACAGAACTAGAGCGAATTGCAAAGACTACGAAGTGTGGTTACCTAGATGATCTGGTAATGGGTGTTTTTATTGCATACATGAAATCGTTTGCCTCTCTTCACTATCGCGGTAAGTCGTCACAGGTGTCTGTTGACTTCGAACGTCCGACGTTGGCGAAGTTCGTTCACCATACGTATATCCACTCTGCACGCAAGGTGTGGCAGGTTGCTTATCTATTCAAGACGATAGGCATCACAACCGAACAGCAGGCGCGAAATCGCCAGGAAATTGAGTCAATTGTTCGCGATTGTATGGAGCGTGTTATTCAGTCATTTCTGCCTTGGGAGAGCATCACAAAAAGTCTCTCGAACCCGGCAATCGAAGAGGAGTCCAGCGACGACGAAGATTCTAGCGACGATGACGTTCAAGATAAGAAGAATGTTAAGTTCGAGGATATGTCCGAAGACGAGGATGATGGTCCACCCAAGATATCTATAACCGACGATGTCACTACTATAGATATTGAAGAATTTAAAGACACCGAGGAAGAAGTCGACCCAATGGCCGAGATAGAGAAGAAGGTTGGCGAGTCGCTCGTTCTAAAGCTATAACTTTTCACTCTGTTGCCGAGTAAATGATGATTGTAGTTGTATCGTTAGCCGTTGCTCTAGTTGCATTTATCGTATACGCTTTAGAGCGTAGGTCTAAAGATGAGCCAATTGTATGGACGGATGCACTAAAGCTCTCTCTTTTCGGAGGCTTGGTGTCTGCAGGTGTTGTGTTTACGACAACTGCAGAAACGGTTACTGCAGTCACAAATGCAGTTGCTGAACTTCCTGCCGCCGCCCAGGAAATGTTTGTTGGAACCCCGTCATTTTAAACATCAATACACAAACACTCACTCAAAGGAACACTTGACGCCTGAAATGGAAGTAAATCTAATTCTTTGCGCGGAATAGCCGTATCTTTACAGAATCTTGCGATTGCCTTGTATAAATGAAATCCGTGGTATCTTTCGTGTCTCGGGTTTCCTTCGGCAAATAAAATTGATTTATCGTCAACACTCAACCATCTCATCAGTGTTTGAAACATCGGAATATTGGTATATTCACTGCATTCAGGTCCGTTCGGGAATAAATCCCAAAACATAGATGTTGCCAGTCGTACCAAATCAAACGACGGATTCGGCCTTACTCCCGGAAATCTTTGAATATAGAACGGATCAGTGTTATATTGTCCACCTGCTTCTTCATTTATTGCAAAATGATCGCTAACAAATGATTTCGGTTCCTTCATGCCTGAAATCCGAATAGATCCAGTTCCACGCTCAAAGTCGATCAACTTGATTATATATCCGAAAGTGGGAACCTTATATGCCTTATCTCCGACTTTATAGTATAAAAACTCCTTATCAGTTTGAACGTACATCACATTATTGGAATGGAGATCGTTATGAACGTATCCGAATGTCTTTTGAGCAAATAGTAGTGCAAATATCACCTGGGTCGTCCAAGCAGAATGTTTTTCGGTATCGGGATTCTCCTTCATAAGTTTATACAGTGTTCCTTCGCATGCCTCCATAATCGTATACTGAACCGGCACATTGCTGAACGTAGCCCAAGCAAATTCATCAGAGTCCTCTTCTTCCTCTTCCGTATCTTCCTTGACGCTACAATTGCAAGAGTGAACGTCGAATATGTAAGAAGTAGAGACAGAAGAGCTGTCCGATTCATCGTCACCTTCTTCAGACGGAGAGTTAAAAACAGGATTCATATTTCCCATTACTGCTCCGTCGGAATCAATGCCAGATAGTTCAGGAATATCATCCAGTACCATATCTTCTCCAATATTCATCTCATTTCTAGCGGTTCGTGTGTGTCGAAAATCTGATGAACGAATTTCATCATTCAAATTTAATTCGAATGTCTCGCCAATATTTTTAGAAAACCAAGATTTCTCGACAAGATCTTCGTAGTCATCTGAAATATTTAAAGTATGGCGCCTGGATATACCTGAGAACACGCCGTATACCTTTGGAAAATGGACGCAATTTGTCTGGGAAAATGCAGCAGAGAATAGTGAACCTACATATGCAGCATTATGCTGTGACTGAAGTTTATGGTGAATTGTAGATGCCTGTTCCTGACTCGTTGCAAGACCTAGTCCCGTAGAGTAGTCCCCACGCATCCATTTGAATGGACTTAACAGCATGGTCGCTTTCGTATGAATCTTTTTGACACCGGAAGATGTGCGAATTGTATCCTTCGATAAAACAGACTGGATCTGGTCGTCGAGTTTCAGTCCGTAATCCTGGACGTTTTCAAGGGTGTCGGTCTTGAAGAGCGTTTCGATAGGAGGAAAGAATGGTTGTAAATTGTCAACATTCCAGTATGTTTTTGCGCCATTTCGTATGTTTGAAAGATCCTTATACTTGTGGACCTGTAACGGGATGGACGTCGATTTTAATTCGCACGTTGCCTTTTTCTTTCCCATTCTTATACATCGCGAATAAACCAAAAGTGAAATCTTCACGCATAATACTTAATAGGGATGTCTCTCAATTTTCAAATCAGAAAGTTCAATATGGACACCATTAAGAGCAGATGTGAGATCGATTCTCGTAAATCTCCCATGATAGTAGTGATCGGGAAGAAGGATACCGGTAAATCCTTCTTAGTTCGTGATATTCTGGCGAATACACAGAGCTACTTCCCAGTGGGAACTGTTATTTCTGCAACCGAGCTTATGAATGAGTTTTTTCAGCATATGGTACCCTCTAAGCTCATCCACGACAAATACAAGCCTGAAATCGTCCAGAATGCAATCAAGCGTCAGTATAATATCAAGTCTGCACGAAACAACGACAAGAAAGCAAGAGGCGGTAATTCTAATATCGATCCTCGTGCGTTTTTAATTCTGGACGATTGCTTGTACGATAATTCGTGGATTCAGCAAGAGTCTACTCGATACATATTCATGAATGGCCGACACATTGATATGATGACTATAATCACCATGCAATATCCACTGGGTATTACGCCAAATCTTCGAACGAACGTTGATTTTATCTTTATTCTTCGCGAAACTATCACCAAGAATCGTCGTATTATCTATGAAAACTATGCCGGTATGTTCCCTACATTCGAAATGTTTTGTCAGTTTATGGACCAGTGCACAGAAGACTACAATTGTATCGTCATTTGCAATGGTATTCAGTCAAATAAACTAGAAGATCAGGTGTTCTGGTATAAAGCATCTGATCATCCGCCGTTTCGTTTATGTGATGATAGTTTGTGGCATGATAACAAGCCGTTTACGAGTGCAATGATGTCTCAGGACGATTACACGCCTGATATGGTAAAGAAGAGGAATGCAGGCCCGTGGGTCAATGTTAAGAAAACTGGTTAGTGCTTGCGAGTCTTCTTGGACTTCTTGCTCTTCTTGTGCTTGCGGGTCTTACGGCGACGGCGTCTGCGACCCTTTCCGTCCATGTCCATGGCGGCTGCTGGCTCATCCGCTGACGCATTCATTTTACCGAACATACCGGCTAGATCATCAACCTCAGCTCGCAGCTGTTTATTGACCTGACGCTTTTCTGCAGCGACGTCCTGCTTGGCCTTGTCTACAGACATCACTTCTATAGCCTTGCGCTTGGCTGAACGCGGGCCGAGTGGCTCGTCCATCATAACATCTTCATCGCGCCCACGTTTGCTCATTTGTACATACTTCTTAAAAATAAATTACAGGTCACGAATGCCACCTTCGGCCGGATGAACTGCAGTCTCTAGGGCATTCTCTAGAGACTTAGAATCCTCTAGAGCCTTAGACTTACGCATCTCATTCTCAATGCGCTGATTCTTGATCTTTTCAGCCTTCTCTTCCTCGAAGAAAATCTCGCGATTAGCCTCATTCTCCTTATACTTTCGCATGAGCTCATTGAGTTCCTGCTCTGCATACTCAACTTCAGGCATGACGTGCTCCGAAGGATCCCAAGGTAGCCAGCATCCAACCTTGCCAACATACAGATTATCGCGAGGATAGCGGCGCTGCATTACCTTAGCAAACATCTGGCACTCGGCTAGCTCAGAAAAGACACGACGAACCTTCACGCCACGAACATTCGTTCGGAAATCAACCTTCTCCGTGAACTGAGAATCCAGCTCCTTCTCATGCTTCAGCAAAAACACCTGATACTGCTCATGAATGTCGGTCTTCTTGATCTCAGCACTGTGAACCTTGGTAAAATTCTGAAGATCATTAAAAAGATCCTCAACCTTGAGGCCATACTTCTTGGCAAGGAACGAGTTATACTGCTCCATACCCTTGATCTTCCACTCGTAATCAAGCCACTCGACAAACTTTTCGTTAAAAAACTCTGATCGCTGCTTAATAACCTTCTCGGGTGAAAGAAATGAAATAATACAATAACGCTGAGTGGGAACCTCAGGGTCCTCATCTAGATAGTCAACTGGGCCATTCTCATCAACTTTAGGTAGTTCTTCACGAGGCATTTGTTTGAGTACATCGTATATGTTAAAATAGATATTTCAACGAACAATTACCTAAAGTTAGGATTCCAGTGTGTAATCTTTCCTGCTTTGAGGATCTTATCTAAGTAATTGTCGCACTTTTTAGACTTTTTACGTGCATCACCAAAATCGATGATGAATACTCTATCGCCAATCGCGATAAAATTTCTAGGCCATAAGTCTCGATATTCGATACCAGCAACATGATATAGAAACCATACAATGCTGAACATCCCTGAAAGAATATTTCCAGGAATGTCTTTGATCTCGTCGCCGTATAGATCGCTTACGCTCATCTCCTCAAGATCCTCCATCTCAATGTAGGTCTTATAGTCGGTGTCGTACACTTCAGGTGCAAGACCATAAGAGGCGGCTATGTTAAGAAGCTCGGCCTCGCGTCTCACTGCCGAGTACTTCTTAACTTTGAATCTTTTAATATAAGACATTCTTGTAGTCTTGAAAACAATGCCTTTTCACAATCCATTTTCCCGGTAATTTATAAATGGCAACAGCACCTCGGTTAGGAGCTGAATTGTTAGATCCAGAAATTGAGAGATCGAAGGTATACAATCCATTGAAGCCATCGAAATCCCAAGATGTTGCAATAAAGATGACCGGGCCAGAAACTCGAAACAAGGGGGACGCCATCAGACGTTTTGAGCTAGAGCGGGCATATGGTATGGGTCGTCGTCGAAAAACACGAAAATCTCGCAGGAAGGTTCGCCGAACAAGAAAGTATCGTAAATAATAATTTTTCTCCTTGTATCATTATAAAATGCCTGACAACTCAACTGCTGGATCCTTTGATATTGCCGATATCGTTACTCGTCTTGTGAAGTATGCGCTGGAGGGTCTAGCCGTCGCGGTGGCGGCCTACCTCCTGCCTGGCAAGGTCCTCAAGCTGTCCGAAATCGGCATGATTGCCCTAGTTGCGCTAGCCACGTTCGCCATCCTTGATATCTATGCGCCGTCCGTGGGTGCCTCCGCCCGCACCGGTGCTGGCTTCGGTATTGGCGCGAACCTCGTGGGCTTCCCCCGCGTGTAAACTTAGACACATACATCATATAAATATTAATGTCGCAAGCCGTTAGGTATAATGGCAAATGGCTTCAGGTTCGTCCAAAAGTGTATGAACCTGAGCGTCAAACTACAGAAATTGCGTGGTCTATGATCCGCAATCCATCACTAAAGCCCGAGGAAGCGTACAGAAATTGGTATAAGAAGGAACGAGAAAACGCCAAAGTTTTGTATCCGTCGTTTCGTAAAGAGAATGATCGTGTTTGAAATTCTTGGTTGGATTGCAATCGTTATTGCATTCTATTTTATACTACGGCCGTTCTTGATATTCCCCGAGCAGTATGAGAATGAAGAACAAGAAGGCGACTACACCTTGTACTTTTTCTATACAACCTGGTGCGGATGGTCGAAGAAAGCATGGCCTCACTGGAACGAACTAAAACGCTTCTTTGAGAATCGCAGAGTTACCTATGGCGGAAAGCAAGTGAGACTAGTTGCAGTTGATGCCGACAAGCACAGCGACAAGGCCAAGACATTTAATGTAGAAGGATACCCATCTTTCCGCCTGAAAGTCCCCGATCAAGTTCTCGAATTTAGTGGCGCGCCATCAGTGGATAAGTTCCGTGAGTTCCTAAAGCGCACGGTCGGCTATGAAATGGTTGACTGATTGTGCTGATTTTTCTAAAATATCATCGATATTAAAATCTGATAAATCAGAGTCGGAATACAAATTAGGATAATACAAGCATACCGTATTTTTTGTTATCAAGCTGTTATGCGTAATTTGAGAACTCATAGTGTATAGTTCCTTCAAATAAGTTATAGGCGACATTGATTCAATCAAAGAAGGTGTAATAATGCTCTTTCTTTGTTTGAGTAGCGTTAATATTAGCGCGTCTTTTGGCATAACTGAAGTTATACAAGGTGAAAATATATTTCCATCAACATACAGCTGCCCATATAATTCAACAGGTCTGAAAATACCGGGAATACAACACGAACATTTCAATGCATCAATGATTGGTATGTTTTTAGAGAATATTGTTGGCACTCCCTTTGATATGTTAGAAGACACGATGTATAGAGGCATATTAGCATCTCCTATCTTCCTGTTCTTGATATCGAGTCCTGCTTTGTTGAACATTTCAGTTAAAGATGATTCGAATACGTCCATTGGATAAAGCCCCTTCGTGGAGAAAGCAGACGAAAGGAATTCGAGCTTAAATGATGGTGTTATTCGTGAGGTAGACAGGTACTCTTTTATCAATGGAACCATTTTGTCAAGAGGAAGCTCGAATGCAATATAAGTTGCTATGATTGACCCAATAGACGAGCCGTAAACGCCATTTGGGAACTTGAGCTCTTGATGTTTTGAAAGTTCTAATAGTGCTCCAATGTGAAGAACTCCCTTTATTCCACCGCCTCCAAGACCTAGTGTGCGAAAAGGTAGAGACATTCTCTTTACCGAAGAGTAGTAAGGTAGTTGAAAATGATGCGCGCAAATGATATTTTGAAAGAGC